CTAACTTTCTTCCAATCGAGCAAGGGTGTTCATATAGTGCATTATATGAATATCCTCTCTTCCTAGTTCAAGTTGTACAAATAATTCTAACTTTATCTTTGCTAATTTAGCAGCTTCTTCTTGAGTATATCCTTTTTCAGTTTCAATTTTAATAATTTTTTCAGACAATTTCATTTTAGGCGTTTGAAATTGGGGATGATCCATAAACATTTCATTGATATTCATTTCCAATTACCTCCTACCCATTCAGTTATCTTTTCATTTGTATTACTAGCTGATTCAATATCAGCCTTAATACTTTTAGTAGATTGAGTAAGAACATCAGTTAAATCTTGTTTTCCACTATTTTTTGAATATCCGTAGCTCAAGATAAATAATACTTCTTCCATTATTTCTTGGCTAACATAAAAGAAAAGTAACCTTGACTTATCATAATCTCCATTGATACGAATTTCATAAGTACAATCATCTCTTTTTAATTTTTTTATAATCACCATTGGTCGTAAACTCCCCGTTATATCACAATAAGTAATTGTAAAATGCCACCCATGTTGATTAGAGTAACGAAGCTGAGATATTTTATTATCCTTTATAGTAAAATACTTCATTTTCAAAAGAATAAGTCTATACAACTCATTTAAATAAGGATGATTTTTTATCATTCCATTAAAAAAATTAGTCGCCAGATGCTCCCTTTCATCCTCGGAAAAAGGTTTACAAACCGAAGTAATATAGGTCATTACAAATCCATCCCTCTTTATGTATTTAAACTGTGTCACATTTTCTCTATATATTTTCATTAACATATATGTTGTATTAACTATCATATATGTTGTATTAACTATCATATATCACTCAAAGCGTGCTTGTAAACCTTTTTTCAGAAACGAAAACGAACATCAAAGTAGGTCAAACAGTACAATATTCTTGTATCTCCCATTTGGGAGGTTTTTTTAATGTTACATGATGTAACTCAAAATAAATATAAAAAACCGAATTTCGTATCTCTGAGTCCTTCTGATGTTTGCTTGAAACTATCAGTTTAACTAATAGTTAAAAATATTTAATTTTTAATCTTAAAAACACTATTTTCAATGTAATCTAATTCACATTTTTCAAGTATTTTAAAAGTATCATTTGTTTAAAACAATAACCCCCGCAAAAGCGAGGGCAACAATATCACTTATTAATATGTTTCAAGTATTTACTAACTGCCTGGTCGCCCTTAGTAATTTTGCGGTTATATTTCTTAGTTAAGTTATTATCACTATACAACTGAATATCTGTTTTAGATTGAATGATGTAATATCCGTTAACGCTTTGCGGATATAGCGGAATTTCATCGTAATCACTGTTAGTTGTTCCTAAGCGATATAGCACTTTCGCGTAACTTTTCTTTTCATCATCATAAGCAAAATAAACCTTTTTGCCTTTATATTCTGTTTCGTGTACATTTGTTTTCATGCCGTTCCCTCCTGTCATTTTCGGTGCTTTTTCGCCTCCAGCGGCGTCGTAAAGTTCAAAATGCGGATAATCTTTGAATGATTTCCAGTCTCCACCCCATTTAAAACCTTCCGCCTTCATCGCCGCAACAACCTTTTTCCATCGGCTTGTTGTTGACTCCCAAATTACATTTTTACCGTCATTTGAATATAAGCATAAGTCAACAGCCACGCCATAATTGTGATTCGACTGACCACCTTTTGCGTTTGTAACAACCGAACCGGGTTTCGTTCTACCTTGTGCATATAACTCATTCTGTTCCGATGTTGACCGATATCCTTGCGCTACACATAGATAGATACCTTGCTTCGCCATTTTTTTGATGACATTTCTAGTTTTATCAGATGTAACTTTATCCATTCCCGATACGTTCAATTTACGATTTGCCTTATCAATTAACCATGTTTCTGTTAATGTCATTATTTATCATCCTTTCGTGGTTCTGTATATTCTTGCGCTTGAGCGCTGTCCTTACTACCCGCAGTTGTAGGGTCAATAATTAAACCCCACGCCGCAAATACACCAGTAACAACAGTAATCAGTTGTTTTAACAGCTCGTTATAATCCCATGTTACGTTAAAAACGAGCAACACAGCTTGAATAATAAAGAAAACCGCTGCTATCATCGCAATCACCCATGTTTTGTTTTTGAATCGTACTTTCCAGTTAATTTTCATTATTTTTCCTCCTTCTCATTTTTCGCTATATACTTCCAAATTGCTTTATCCTCCCGCTTCAATAAAGCGATTTCTTTATCATGATCGTTTTGCTTCTCTCTTAAGCTGATGCGGTCTTTTTTGCTTTCTGACATTTCTTCTCTCAGACTATTTAATGTAATGTCAAGCGAATCAATCATGTTTCTCAAAGGTGCGACTAGCGCCCACCTAATTACAAAACCTACAATCGCGGCTATTAGGCTGATTAACGCTATTAACTCGCCTACGCTCATCCCTGCTATTGAAATACTCCCCAGTGCCAATTTTCATCATCCCATCTGTTTTTGACATAAAAAATAAGCCTTATTTGGCTTCAATCTAAAATATAAAATAATTGATTTAACGCGAAATACGTAATACTTGTATCCGCAGGTATAAATCCCATCGCGTTACTAGATGATGCATGCACTCGGCCGCCGCTTGACTTGTTTGTCGGTGCATAAGCCATCGCTGTTTTTGTTGTTTGAACTTCAAAAGGAACAGACGCAAAAGCGTTATTTGTAGAGGTCCATGCGGTTGATTTTTGTACTTGTCCTCTGAAAAAGGCGATTCTAATACCGAAGATGCAAATAATTCTAAATTGAGGAGTATTCCCTTCCGCTGTTGAATATCCAGAGTTTAATATTAAATCTTGCCACTTCATTGAGTAAAATAAATCAGCGTTTATAGATAAAGTTGTTTGCCCATCTTTAGTGAAATCTAGTGAATCCCCTCTTAACATTGTTTCTTTGAGCTCACCAGAAATATTATGATCCATCAATTGCTGAGCCACTTTCAATCCACCAAGCGTTGTGACATCACTTTTCAAAATAGCTGAACCAGCACCAGTTGGTAGTAATGTAGCAGCGTTAAAACCATCATCATTCATTGTGACGGTTCCAGTAAACAAATTTCCTTCTTCATCACGATAATTAATATTATGAATAAATTCAGCACCTGTGATACTTCCACTCTCTACATTCCCCAATTTGGCAGTAATCGCTGATAACTCACCCACTTTTAAAGCGTTATAATCCAATGGTATCTCTTCCCAGATTATGCCAGTCCACTTAAAAACACCTGTTATAGTAGTTTGTTCTTCATCTATTTTGAACCAGGTATCGTTCAACTTCGGAATAGCTGGCGGTAGCTCCCCATAAAAGGGTTTATTGTTATCACCAGCTTTCATTAATGCATTATTAGCTGTATCTATTGCTGTAACAGCGGAATCTTTTGCATCATTTGCTACTTGTTTTGCATCTGTTGCGTTTGTATTTGCATCATTTGCTGCATTTTCAGCATTACTTGCAATTTGCTGTGCTGTTTCAGCCTTATTACTTGCTATTGTTGCAACTTTATTAGCATTTGTAGATACCTTCGCATTTTCTCTCAATTGATTAATAATCGCAGGTGTAGCTGAATTGACATCAATAAAATCTCCAACTACACAAGTGCTTTTCGACATATCGCTATAACAAATATTTAGTTCAATAACTCTAGCTTGTACTGTCACAGATGGGTTCATTTCCAAATCAATAATCCTTACATAGCTACCTTTCCTTACTCGATGTGCTTCAAATCCGTAAACTTGTTCTAACATCAAAATACTTACTTCGTATTGATATGATGGTGATGATAACTTTCTAAGTTCTAGCGTACCCCATTGTTTTAACGCAGTAGCATTAGTAATATTTTCATTTACCATCTTGGCCATTAAATAACCTGTGCCGCTAGGATTATATTGCTTATTTGCTTCATCGTTAGATATATAATTCAAGCCGCCATTTATAGTAGATATAGTTAGCTGGGTCCCGTCTGCTTGTGTAGCCCCCAAAGGAATAAGAGCGGTTTTTATATTTGTAAATAATGCCTTTCTGGTTATCCCTTTAATACCTACGCCACTTTCTACTCTAACGCCTTCATTTTCACCAAATTCTTTCGCAACTTTACAATAGTATCCTACTATTCTTCCCTGATAAGTTTTTACATAAAATTTCACCTCACAATCAAACGCTGCACAAGCCTGATGCAACGCTTCTTGTGCAGTTACATATCCAGTTAACTCCAAAGTAGCTACCGCTCCAACATTCTCAGTATCTTGCGGAATCCACCCACTTCCTCCGAGTATATAAGTTAATACTGGTCCAATATTGGTATCTGTTAAAACTCGGTCGGGCACAATAACATTATTCAAATCAAATATAAAAACATTCTCACAAACTATTCGCTTTTGAGGCCGAGGACTCTTGTCGTCTCTGATGTCTTGTACTTCTATGATTTTGAATAATATAGTATCGTCGTCTAAATCTTGAAGCATTACATAGTTACCACAAGTTAAATATTTTGAACTTTCATCATCAACAGAAACAGAAAACTCATAAGTTGAATCAAAATCTATGACTTTCTCCGTGTGTGAATCGTTAAAATAATGAGTTCCATTTGTGGAGTCAGCAGATATGGATTTTACAATTTCTTTATTTTCATCTAATATCAATAACATTTAAACACTCCTTTAAAAAGTTCTTGGCCTAACATATACGGTCCAATCTGCCGCTTCAAACGGAGATACATTTAATATTTCTGTTGTACCACCAAATAACTTAAAAAAGTGACTTCCTATCGCTAGATTCTGCATAAAAGGAATGCCATTTTTATAAATTGTTTCTGTTTCAAAATCAAACATTAATTCATCAGATGCATGCGCTATAACTTGCGGAGCGGTGTTTGCAACAATATTTAATTTTTCAACAAGTGTATCTGTGAAAAACAAATCGCGGTTAGGGTCATGTATGCCTGATGCCGCAGCGTATATATTTAATTGAGCTAATTTTTTTGTGTATTTATTAGCGGTATCTACAAATACCTTTTTCTTCGTCCAGACAGGCTTTATATTACTATCTAGTTTGATAATTTCAGCAGTGAATTGATTACCTATTTTAGTTAAAATAAAGTAACCATAAAAATCTCTGTATTCGTTGTATGCTCCTGTTTGTACCTTTTCTGTCACTGTTTTATATTTTCCGTTAACTTTTTTTCTGGTTGATACTGTTTTGTATGTTTTAGTAACTTTCCCTGCCTCATTAAACAAATCTTTTTCAGGATAATTAGCAACATTTTGATCGCCAATAGATATTTTAACAATATTGACTTCGGTATTTGTGGCATTATCTTTTATTTGAAACGTTGCAATTTTTGCTCCTTTTTCATCAACAAGATACACTTCTAATTTACCTTGTTGCTTTTGTGCCGACGCTATGTTTTGAAGGCGCATTCTTACACGCCAGTTATCCTGCGCTTGGGGAAGAACTACTTTACTCATTGGTCCATGCCACTGTGCTCCAACACCATAATCAGATGCTCGGAATACATTTGCGGTTGAAGTGAAACTCCCATCAATAATCCCGTTATTTGCGTCTAATTGAAATGTCAAATCTGACTGTTGCATAGGTGTCCATGTAGCTAATACATTCATTGGATCGTTTAAAATTATTTCCGATGGTTTAACTGGAGTTTCTCCAGAATCTGGATCAACTCCTTCGCCAATGTATAAGTAATCCTCTTTATTCGATACAGCGATATAAGTGACATCCTGTTTTATAACTGCTCCAATTACAGGACTGGTAGGTTGCGAACCGCGAACTGGTAATTTGTTACTTTCACTAGTTAGCTCAAATTCTTCTTGTTCATAATAAACATACGGGTCTGAACAAACAAAATTCAGCGTTGCTCGTCCGTTATATAAAAGCCTATCTAAGTCTGTAGATCCTTCAAATCGACCATAATACGTCTTTTCAGGCGCATCATCAATTACCAAAGAGCGTTCTTCTGCATCTACCTGCATCAACCAATCAGCGACAGATGTAGCCCTCTCGCTTAATTCTTTAAGGCTATCTCCAATAATTTGTATTTCTAATTGTATCCCTCGTTGACCAACATTTGGTCCAAAATAAAAAGCGCCAATACGACCACTGACGCTTTCCGTATTACCTTCGTTTTGCGGGAACAATGGTGGTTTAATGTCAATTATTTCCACATGCTTATCAAATGAATGAATACCTTTGTATGTGAATCCTAAGCTCATAAAATCACCCCTTGTGCTCGATTAGTTCTAATAATACGGTTGTTTTGAATTTCTGTTATAAAATCCACCGTTTCCTCCGCCACTATACGACCCTCTAACATTGTTTTATTAACAATTTGAATTGGTTGCAACGTAACTGGTGTTTCGCTTCCTTGCACTGCTGCAGACGTCCCTGAGTAAGACGTAATTTCTTTTGTATTCGGTGTAACTGGGACTGAAATAGCAGGAGAAAGGCTTGTTAAATGTTTTTGCATTTTATAAGCTGCCAAATCAATAGTATTTAGATTCTTAAGCATTCCTACGCCAATTCCAGCTGGCACTTGTTCTCCTACCTCATCACTCATTAACCGAGAAGGCGAATGTATTTTAAGCCGCTTTTTGATTGTTGTTTCAATTGTTCTCGCTAGTTGATCCGCTTGTTTCTCAAGTGGTCCATTCATTTGCTTAAACCCCTGAATAATGCCCGCTACGGTCTGTACACCAAGTTTAGATCCAGCAGTGCGATATTCTTTTGCTTTATCGAGTTCTTTCAACCAAGAAGCATTCGCATTAGCCAAATCTTTTTTAGCTTTATCGTTCGCCGCTTTAACGGCTTTGTCCATTGCCACTTTATCATTTGCGGAAGCGTCTAAGCCCAGCTTGTTTGCATTAGCATGTTTTTTACTCCACTCAGCTTGGTATTGTTTCAGCTGTGTATCAGACATACCCGCAATTGCTTTAGCTTGTCCTGTTGCGCTTACACCCATGTTGCGTATCTCATCTATAAGCCCTTTACTAACACCGCGTTTTTTCATTTTATCAAGTTGAGCCATAAAATCTTTTTGTTGGGCTGTTTGTGATTTAAGATTTTTAGTTAAATCGCTTCCACTTGCTTTTTCTGTAACAGCAGCATCAAATAATCCAGTCTGATTATATGCGGCTTCTTGATTTGATTTAAGAGCATCGTTATAAGTCTTCTTCGCTTCGTTAATAGATTCCTTAGCTGTTTTATTTATTTTAGCTACGTTATCATAATACTTTTGTGTGCTGCTTTTTATCGACTTATTAAGCTTTGTTTTTTGAGTACTAATTTCTTTATTCGCACTTGCAATATTTAATTTGATTTGTCTTGTTTGCGCCGCATTTAAGCGATATTGCTTATTAATTTGTTTTAATTTATTAATGTACGATTGTGCGCTAATTGCGCCTGTTTTGTAATCTACTTGCACATTTGATATTTTATTACTTACATTTTTCGCATAGCTTGTTTTAGTACCTTTGGCATAATGAGGTACATTACTCAAAGCTTTAGCTGTTTTATCCCCTCGTAGCACTTCGGTACCTCGTGGTAGATTAAGAAGAACGTTACGACCTTTAGGAACAAAACTATTCCCATCCGGGGTGGTAATCATTTCTTCATAGTTGCTTCCATTGGCATCGTTAACTAATGCAGGTCCGCCTTTGTGGTTATTTGTCCCAGTTGCATAACCTACCTCTTGAATTCCGCTTGGACTTTTACCACTCGTTTTGTATGCAATAGAAATTACTTTTTGATTTTTCATGTTGAGCATATCACGCCACGAGTTTATAGCATTGTCAATAGCGTTTTTCGTAGCCTCTGCGTTAGAATTAATAACTAAATCTTTTCTATGGACAGCTATGTTGTTATAGTCATCTACCGTTCTACTACCTCTATCAATTTTTGATAACAGGTCTCTGTTGTTTGCAAAAAGAGTCTTAAGATTCACTTCTTGTCCGTTATATTGAATAATAACATCTTTACCGCTCTGTATTTTTTTTCTTACATCAAAGTCGTTTGCTAAGAGCGTTTTTAAATCTACATTCGTTCCGTTATAGCTAACTAACATCCCTTTAGAAGAATTCATTTTCTTTATTACATCTGAATTATCAACTACTAAAGTTTTCATTGATGGAGGTAAGTTGTCCCACACACCCATGTCTTGTAGAGCTTTTTGTAGCGCAAGGCTAGTATCTGCATTCGCAATCATACTTTTTTGTTCAGGCTTCAATTTATCCCAAATACCTAAATCTGACAGCGCGTTAGCTACATGTATAGAGTCCTCGTAACTGACAATTAATTTCTTTTCGTTGAAAGTCATCTTATCCCAACGACCACTTTCAATAGTTGCAGTTGCAATTGTTTTCTTAGCATCTGTGGTTAATTTTGCTTCTTTCATGATGAATTTCAGATTATTCCAACCTTCATTAGACTTGGCTGCATCCAAAACAACTTGATTTAAATTTGTTTTTACTTCCCCAGTTTTAGGGTCTAAAACTAAATCGCTCCAAGCTAAATCCGCTTTACTTGCGCCATCACCAATTAACTTACTAGCATCATTAACCTCGCCTGCAGCTTCTTGTACATTACGAGTGAATTCGTCATAACTTAAACCCATTTCATCTAATGCATGTTTTATGTTCTTTTGAGCTACATCGCTACTTACACCTAATTTGTCATATAGTTGTTCTTGCGTTTTAATCCATGCAGTAACACTTGAACGCACTGTACTATCGCGTTCCCTATCCATCTGATTTATAGAATCGTTATAGGATTTTTTATCAATCAGTCCATCATCATATGCTTTTTTTAGCTCTTTCTTTTGCTTACTTGTTGAGTCAATTGTTTTTTTGGTTATTTTGTTTAAGTAATCCGATTGTTCGACAAGCGCATCTTGGTTAAGAGACTCAACTTCACCATTCATCGCTTTAATAATTTGCTTTTTCTTGCTTTCGTTTAATCCCAAGCTCTCTACTTGTTCAATTTGCATCGCTTTATATATATTATTAACTGTTTTGGATTCCTCAGATGTTAAGTTTCTGTGTTTATCAGCAGCCGATTTATAGATATCTTCAATTTCTTTATATTGAGCATTAACATTCGCTTTACGTTCATTAGCTCTTTTCTCAGAGTCTTTCATTGAATTGTCTAAGATAGCTTGAACAGCAGGAGAAAATTCTTCATATGACTCTTTAAAACCATTTAACGCATCATCTGTGTTTTTCTTTATTTCATCTGCCATGTTTTTAAATGCAGTTACTACACGCTCGCTGTCATCTGTCGCACCTGTTGCAAAGGTATCTAGTGCTAGCTTACCCTCTGATGCAAATTCATTGAATTTCCCCATAGACTTATCTGCCTCGGCGCCAATATCATAACCCCACGTTTTCACACGTTCTTTACTCTCTTCAATTTTACTTATATGTTTATCCAACGCATAGATTCCTGCGCCAAGTAAAGCCGCGCCTGCTAAACCAATGACAGCTGGCAACGCTCCAAACGATCCCGCTAATCCTGCCGCTGCCAAACTAGTTCCTTCTACCGCAGTTGTAGTAGCACCAAATCCAGCTGCCAAAGAAGTTAATTTACTCCCTAAACCTAAAATCTTACCTAAGCCCGCGAATCCTTTTATTAATCCACCAGTCATTGATACTAGTTTCTCGCCAATCATCAGCACAGGGCCAGTTGCTGCTATAATCCCAGCCCATTTTATGATATTTTGTTGTTGTTCTCCTGATAAGTCGTTGAACTTATCAATCATTTTGTTAGCCCACTCGATGACAGGAGTGAGGGCGGGCATTAATTTTTGTCCTACATTCTGTTCTAACACCTCAAGCGAAGCTTTGAATTGATCCACACCAAATTTACCAGCTTTTCGCATATTATCAGCGACTTGCTTAGTGTATCCGTTTGCCTCATCAGCGCCCTTAGAATATTTACGTAGAGAATCGCCTCCCGCTTCTAAAAGCGTATTAACAGCCGATAGAGGTTCACGTCCGAAAATCATTGTTAAGAAAGAGTTTTTCTGTGTTCTCGTCATTTTTTTTGTTTTATCATTAATATCATCCAGCAAAGTTGGCAAAGTTTTCATGTTGCCGTTGTTATCTTCAATTTTTAACCCAACTGCCGCCATTGCTTCTGCAGCTGATTTTGAAGGTTTAAGTAAACTTGTAAGCATCCCACGTAAACCAGTACCAGCCTTTTGCCCTTCAATGCCGCGGTTAGAAAGCAAACCAACAGCTGCTGCTGTATCTGTAAGTGAATATCCTAGCGAATGCGAAATAGGACCGACATAGTTCATTGCTGTTCCCATATCAGAGAATCCAGCCGCTGTTTTATCAGCTACGTAGGTTAGCACGTCAGCAACTTTGTTTGTGTATTCCATCTGCTTATTTGTATCTTTAGAAATCATTCCAAACTGTTCTAATGTTGATGTTGTAACAGACATTACTGTTTCGAAATCATCGCCAGATGCACGAGCAGCATTAAAAATCGCAGGCATAGACGCCATTGTTTGATTAATATCGTAGCCTTTTTTAACCATTTCTTTCATACCGAGCATAGTTTGTTCAGAAGCTACCCCATACTTAACACTAGCTTTCTGTGCATAATCAAAGACTTGTGTATAACGATCGCCAAACTCTTTCGCAGATTCATCAGATTCACGCAATAAAGAGTTAACTTCTGTCACTTCATTATCAAAATCCAGATATGCTTTTGTTGATTTAATCATTCCTGCTACAATTGGCGCCGTAAATCCAACGGTCATCGCAGTTCCAGCTTTTTTTAACTTTTGAGCAGATTTTTCAAGCATATTCCCGAATTGTTCAACTTTGACGACAGATGAATCTAGACCTTTAACATTAATGTTTTTCTTATTGATTTTGTCGATATTGTCAGATGCTTTTTGCCCTTTCTTCGCAAAATTATCCATATCCTTATCGATTTTGTTCATCTGGCTTTTATAGCCATTTTCGCGTATTTTTATATCGTAATAAATTTCTCCCGCTTTACTCATGTTTTCACCCCTCTTTCAGCTTGCTATTAGCTCTCAAAGCTTTTTCTAATCCTTCCTCATTAGAAGCAGCGTCCTCAAAATACCCTCGCTTTAACATGATTCGATTTTGTTTTATTTTTTCTTTCAGCAAATGTTTTGGGACTTTACTCCGTTCAGTCATACGGATTTCTAGAGTAGTCATAAAAGGTGTATCGCCACCCAAGTTCATTAGGTATGTTCGGAACTCTGAAAAACTCATATTCGCTAATTCTTTGCGTAATCTAATACCGTAATACGATAAAAAAGAAGACTCGATTAAATCAAAGTCTTCAATTATTCCGTAATACTGTTTTCCTGTGGCTTCCCCTCATCGCTTCCCTCATTCATATCACTTTCAAATAATTTAGCTATAATGTATTCAATAAGTCCCTCGTAAACTTTCGTTGGCAATGTTTTAGAATTAATTTCTTCTCTGTCTTCTTTGCTAAAAAAAATAGCAAAAATATCATCATTCGTTGCTACAATACCATCTGTGATAGTCATTAACAGTTCATGCATGTTTTCACTATCTGGCGTTGTATGCTCTCCGTCGCTTTCGTCGCCTTTCAGTTTAGGCGCAAGCACTTGACCTAAAATTTTAGGCGCTTCATCTAAAAGCGCACTGTACTTAATGTGTGCTTGTGCTGAAATGTCCGCATAATATACTTTTTCGTTAATTTCCAATGGAAGTTTTACTTCGTTCTCGTTAAAATTAAATGATTTCATTTTTGTCCTCCAAATTAGTAAAAGCCCTCACTCAGAGGGCTTCGTATTTTGTTTATTAGGCAGATGTTACAGAAACAGAAACGTCATTTTTAACCGATGGTTTCACTTTGGACGCAACTGTGATTTTAATTGCAGTTACTGTTGTAGCAACTCCTGTTAAAGTTCCATCGCTAGCTACTGTTGCTTTTGTTTCATCAGATGAAGTGAATGTTACATCTTGTGGAGCTCCTGATGGCAGTACTCCTGCTGTAATTTTAACAGTTTCTCCAACTTTTACAGTTTTAGAGGCGCTATCTACCGTTACGCTTGTTGGCTCAATGGTAGGCGCTGGCGTAAAAACCGGCGTACCATTTGAATTCTGTGTGGCAGAAAATGAACCAATATCGTTCGCACCACCACCACCGAAATCATTAATCCCGATTGGTCCAGTGATTTCATACTTAGAGCCTGCTGGGAATTTAACCACAATTGTTTTTTCAGCTTCAGACCCAACTTTATCCCAAGTTTCACGTAATTCATTTTGTCCTGGATCTGATTCATTGTATTTCCCATCCAAACCTAACTCCATAGCAGCACCTGTTTTTACCGCACGTTCAAATACCTCACCAATTGTTGTATATTGTTCCACATTTGAGTTCAGTGAAATGTCTAAAGTTTCTAAGTCTTTAATCGAAACACCATCTCCGCTTTCCCCTGAATCTTTAACCGAAATTTCTAATTGTTTAACTGCATAAGTTGCCATTAACTTACATCTCCTTTTCAAATAATATTGTTAGTTGATAAATCAAACGACCATCATCGTCATAATCGACTTGTCCGCCGCTTGCTACATCTGTTGCTACTACCTTCTGATTTTGGATATTCAGCTCAGAAGGGTTTGTTAAAAGAAAGTAGTTACGTAATAAATCGTATGTTCGTTTGCATTGAATTGTGTTTTTGTCATAAATTAAAAAGCCGATGCTCTCACGAACACGACTTTGCGTTTGTACTTGCTTGTTTTGAAATGTCGGTGCTTCATTAATTACTACCATTGAATCAAGCCCCGTTTGTTTAATGAATCCAAGTGTTTTTATAGCTGGGAATGTTTTTTTGAAATGTGCTACCAAATCTTCAATCATAAACGCATCCCGCCCTCTACAATTTGGTTAATACTCTGAATTCCATAACTTACAGCCATTTCGTACCAACGTGGATTCCGACGATTTTCATAATATTGTCTGCGGGCATAAGGAGTTAAACTAAACACTCTAGCTACAGTTGAATTTTTTTGGATGATAACTTTAAAATCCGAACTTCGTCGCAAGTCTCCATACAAAATTGGAGTAACAGGCTGCGCTAATTCAACCAATTCTCGCCCAGCCTTTGCAGCCGTTGACAAAGCTTTATTATGAATATCATCTATGACTGCATCTTTAAAACTACTAAAGCTCATGCTCTGTCACCTCTCCTACAACAATTTCGAAATGGTGAATACTTCCATCAGGATTTGGCGGGAAAGATACGCTCTGGACCTCACCTTTAATTAAACAATAGTCAGGAATTACAAAAGATACATTGTCTCCTTCACTCACAACAAAATTTAATTTGTTACAAAATAAGTTAACAATATATCTTATGTTTAACCCTTCCTGTGTTTTATTTACGAGCTTTTCAAACTCATAGCGAAACATTGATTTATTAGTCGCATCTGGTAAAAGGTTTCCAAGGTCATCACGCCCGCTATTACTAGTTATAGTAACTTCTGTATTTAGGATAGCTTCTGGAATGGGTGGTAATTGAAAGCTCATTAACAATCACCTACTCCCGCGTAAAGCCAGCCACTAGATAAAAGCAAATCCAACACTTTGTCTGGAACGTCAGGTATAAAGTTGTTCGAATTTTGTGATTGACCACCCATAGTTAATTTACCTAGTGTAAAGTTACCAATGCCAATAAACTCACCATATTTCTTGATGTGTTCACACTGCCACGCGACAGCTTGCTTAATATCATCATCTACATTGTCAAGGTCTACGATATTAGGCATAATTTGCTTGTCAATTGCTACAGAAGCGGCTTTTATTAAATTATCCGCTTCTGTTGGTTCGATACTTAAGTTTGTTAGACTAGCCAACTCACTTGCTGTAATATACGTTTTCATTTACTCACCCTCTTTATTTTTGGGCTCCTTTTTACTCTTGGATGGTTCTTTTTCTGGTTCTTTATACTCGAACTCTTCAAAACCATCGTTTTTTAACTGCTTAATTAATACTTCATTGTCGGTATTGTATACTGCATTATCTTTTCTTAATTTCATAAAGAACTCCTCCTTAAGCTATTGTAGAGGCAATTACCCCGTCTTTTTGTTGTTCTTTTACAAAAATATCATGATAAACACGATATTGATATAACCATCCGTCACCTTGTCCAACGGAACCTGGCGCATGAAGGTAAATAGAAGCATGTTTAGTACCGCCAATAACAGAACCTTTATTAATTAGTAAATAATTAAGCTTCTTAGCGCCAGGCGCTGGTGTATAACCATCCGTAAAATCAAAAGTATCATAGAAACGATCTTCTGCTTCAACTTCAACAAGTTTAACTCCATCAATTCCTGTAATGCGCGTTTCTAAGCTAGAAGGCCCAATATTTTGATTAGAGATTGTTCTAGTAAAGTCTTTACTTAGCTCTAATGCAGCCATAACGTCTGGTGACACATACATAACAAGATTTTGTGTACCGTATTTTTTAACTTTTCGAATAGCTGCTTTAAGTGTACGAAAAACATTTTCTTCTGTGATTGCTTCGTCAGCAGAATGACCATTATTTTTAGCCGCTGTCGCTAACTTAGAAAAACGATAAGCGTCGACTTCTGGCGCAGCGTGCGCTGAATTAAATTCTTTTGTTACATTAGCAGCTGTTAATGCTTGCCCTGTTTCATCTACATCCATAACATCTACAAAAAACTCTACATCTCTATCAAACGTAATAGTATATGGAGTATTCGTATTTGATGCCGAACCTTCGTTATATCCTTTGTTTCTAGTGTGCGGTTTTAGTCCAGTTGTTGAAATCGTTTGTATTTTAAACGTTTTTGCATCTAACCATAAAAGGTTAGGTGTTTCTAATTCATTTGTGTAAGTGCCAAAGACTAACTTCTGGTCGAGCTCCTTACCGTACTTGTCTACATAGTTAATAGCCATTTTGCTATCTCTCCTTTTCTAATTATGAATTTAATGCTTGAATGAATGGGTCTGTAGCACTTGGCTCACTTGCATTGCCTAGTCCTGCTCCGATTGGTGGAGGCGTGTCACCATCATCAGATTTTGCAATCCATTCCGGATATTGCTCTGCGAATTTCGCTAAGTTGTCGTCATTTCGCTCTTCATCCCCAAAAAGCTTCGTAAACGCTTCGTAACGTTCTTCTTTTACGCCGCTTTCTTTTAACTTACTGTGCCACTCTGCCGTTTGTTCTTTCTGAACATATTCATCCAGCTTTGATAGTGCCTCGTCTTTCTCTTTTTGAAGTTTTTTCAATGCCTTTTCAGATGAATCATGTTCGCCCACTTGATCGTTAAGCTGATTAATTTGGTCGTTTAACTTCGTGATTTCTTCCTCATGCGCGCTTTTGATGGTTTCAATCTCTCCATTAAATTTCTTTTTTTCAGCCGCTAAGCGATTCTTTACAATTTCATCCAGTTCTGCTTGGTTAAAATTCTTATCGTCCCCACCTTCAGCAAAATGTTGAATGTCAAACTTACGCTGTAAATAATTCTTCATATTTCCTCCTTTTTAAGCTCTGAGTGAGCCATCCCTGTCTATTAGTTGCCGGCAGGTAGGCAAGGTTTTTATATCAAGCCAAACAAAAAAAGCGTTCATTTAGACGCTTTTATAATTTCTCTATCCAATTCTCTTTCTAGGAACGGATTAGTATTTAAATGTTCTTGCAAAGCTTCCTCCCATTGTTTTACTTTTCCAGCTGTATATTGTTTAGAGGGACCTTCTGCAAGTATATCTTTTGTTTTCCAATCACGAATGCCGCGCTCGTAGTACCGTTGCTTACTTTGAGCCTCATATTCTTCTTCATCATATGGGATAGGCTCGTCTGTTTCGTCACCTTCGAAATACGAATATAAAAAATGGTGGCAATTTGGATGAAACAAGCCATCGTTTTCCGCTTCTTGTAATGTTTTATATTCATTGCTTTCGTAGTTAACTGATAGCACTTCTCCTTGCCAAGGAGCACAACGCGGACAACTTCTCACGTGAGCTGACACTTGAACTAATTCGTGCTCATATCTTCCAAGAACGCGTTTCATGGCATTTAAACCAACATTAAAAAAAGCACCTCTTGAAGCCATTTCCATGTAAGCTCCTGGTCGGTACTTTCTTCCAGACTGATCTATAACATTTCTTATCCCATCACCTAAAACATTAATAAGTGATGTTGCGATAGCATATTTTAAAACTCCATTGCTATCTTTTGTTTCCTTAACCACTTGTTTGTATTTGGAGGGCGCGATTTTTTGCCAATAATTAGCCATATCTTCCGAAATTTGGATAAGCGCATCACTTTCAGATAAATAGTCGTCATTTTGTATATCAACCTCTTTCTTAGTTTGATATCTGGCTTCCATTTCGTCCTCGTATTCATTCACGCAATCGAGATAAACACTATAAGTTAGTTTATCTATTTTATCCCTAGTTCCATCTTTAAAACGGCTAATATGTGCTTTCAGTTCCCTTTTGAACTTTATTAAACGTGACTGCTGAATGAATTTCCATTTTGTTGGGTTTTTAGCACCATACATAACGTGTTTTTTTATCAACAGAAGTAACTCTATTTCAGCATTATTAAAGTGATTTCGTAAGATAGATGCTTCTTTTTCGAAATCCACTGGTGCATGGTGATGGCTCATCTAATCACCCGCCTTTCGTTTCCATTCCCCCAATTGCTTCCGGGTCAGGAACCTCTCCGATTGCGTTTTCTAAATAGATGCGTTTTACTTCCGCTTGAATTTCTTCATCTTCCCACTTAGGGTGAATTAGTTTCACCTTTTCTTCTACACTCATAGCTAATGCACTGTTCATATTATTTAATGTGCTAGATAATTCATTCAGATTAACAGACATTGGATCTGGAAACTCAATTATTACCCTGATTTCATCACGCATTATTGCTTTTTCTTTATTGTTTGTTCCGCCAGTTAACAAATATAGGAAGTCCCAAAGCATCTGTTCGTAAACATTTTGAATAAGGCGTTTTTTCTTCTCAATTTTACGCACTGTCGCGTCTTGTAAACTCCAAATTTCGGTCGCCTTAACTTCTCTATTACCTAGATTAAAAGTAGCGGGATTATAACCAGATTTCGAAACAGCTTTCTGAGCAAAATATTCCATCGTTTCGCGATAACTACCGTCTCGGAAGTCTCCTTGCATGAATTGAATCATGTCGTTTAATTTCGCACCAGCATCTAATGTTCCTTTGAATTGCATAAAGTAATCTTCATCTACATTCATGGACCATTCTTCTTTATCTGTGTTCTTATTAACTTTTTTTCTAAACATTCGTTCACTAGCCGCTATTTTTGTTTTTGTTTTCTCTCCTTCACGCATATAAACAGTGAAAAAGTAATCTACTGCAAATAAATAATTAGTACATTGCGATAAGTCCGATTCCCCAAGATTAAGATGCGGGTATCTTGTGTTGCTTGGACTATTATTTATTAGATATGCGCCCATGCTTTTTAAACCAATTGATACAGAATGATTCAATTGAATATTATTCGTATCTAGATAGCTTGTAATCATTTCCGGGAGCCTCTCAGCATTGATAGGAACAGCTTTATCATTATCTATTTTAATGACAGAATATGTTACAAATCCGCCAGATAATGTATTACTTTCTTTGTCTTCCCATTGTTTTATTTCTCGACTTTCAACTAAATAATATATATCCGCTTTATTACTCGTCGGTATTTCCTCAAAAAAATTAAACCGAAATGGCTCATTGTTTTTAAAATCTATCCAAAATTGGCTAGAGCTATGAACGCTAATAGATGGTCGCCCATTTAAAATGTTGATCTTTACAGCGGATACTCCGCTCCCTCCTGCTAATTCAACAATTTTCACGCTCTTACTATCAAAATTATCAATCCGTAATGCTTCTTTCAGTTGCTTTGTTAAGTTTTCATCCTTACTGCCATCAACCCCTGTTACATCAATACTTAAAGGCTTTCCAGATATATACTCAGCAGCTACAACAACTATCTCGTTGCCTGTCCCAGAATTCATTAACTTATCATGCACGGTAGGCACATAACCTTGAGCCCATAATGATGTTAAATAAGAGTCCTTGCTCCACTCCTTTTGATTATTTGGAATGAGCGGCAGATATTTTGGTATTAACTCCGGTTCGCTGCCATTAGGTTTTCCATTTAGCCAACCTTTAATAAAACGTGTCATTACACTCCAAACACCCATTTAATCACTCCTTTCTATATATCTTCATAATTCCTATAAAAGTAGTTTGTAGCATATCTGCTCGTGTCCATCGCATGGTTATTCTTATCAACTGGCTTTCCACTGTTCTCGTCGCGTACATACATACCAATTTCTTGTAGCCAACTGTAATGGTCATATTGATCGTTAAGTTGTTCAACAAGCAAATAACGCCTTTCGCTTAATAGCGACTGCATCCGCTCAATTCCAACCTCTATACCTTGCGCTTTACCTGTCACATCATGAGCATTGTTGTCTGCTCCTGCTGTATCAACACCAACCTTTTCCAGTTCTTCACGTAGCCAGCGACAGGCAGGGTCAATAAAAACAGGCTCATTTACTGGTACTTCATACTCTTTCATACACCATTGAATAAATTGTTTTATCTCAATGGCATAAGTAGAGCCGGCTTTCACTTGCCCTGTGTCACGCCCGCTGTGATAGTAGGTGGCAACTTGATTGAGGTTGTAAGTGTATCCGCCTTCCGCTTCGTGTTCTGTGATTACATAGCATTCGCAAACAGTCGCATCTTGTTGACCTCCATCACCAAAAAAGACCATTTCGATTGGATGGCCTTGCATTTTTTTAATTTGATTCGCTTCAACGTCAAACGTTTCATAAATGATGCCTGCTGGTAAAACTCTTTTCCCATACCAATCACGTTGCAACAAATATGCTGAATGTTTGACCTCGTTATATATTTCTTGCTTGCGTTCGTCTGAAAGAGCCGGATTGTCTTTAGCGGTCCAATGCCTCCATTTATAACGACCAGACTTCTCATACTGCGAAAAGATTTCTAAAACTGGATGATTGGGTGCTGGTGGATTTAATTCTGCTAAATGAAATCTATTCTTTGCCGCAAAGGTTCGCCGAAAGCACTCTTCGATGAAATCTTTATGGAGTAAATTAATTTCTAAAAATGTAACGGTTCCCAGTGACATACCAGTAATAGCACCAACACTATTGATCTTCCCGCCGCCTTTATAGTAAATTTTCTTTGGACCATTCGGAGAATGTATAAGAAGATGATCGCCATGCTCATCATGTTTCATTTCTGCAAGATTACCAAATATGTGCATCAATCCAAAGCCGTCACCGTCCATAAACAGTCGAAAAGCTTGCTCTTGATTGTATGCAGTGACTAAATGGTTCTGGTCTTCTGAAATAGAGTATATATAAGCCATTTTAAAGATGTCTGCTGTAGTTTTTCCAGATCGAGGGGTACCCTCGTTGACTTCAAGAGTTACATTTTGAAAAGGGAATGTAATTGTTTCCTGCTGTTTTGGCGTAAATACCAACTCTTCAACTTTACTCAAGGCCTCCATCTCCTCCCTTAGCAACATCTAATAATTTATTAAGCAATGTTGTGTCTTTTTCAACGCCCTTAATAAGAGCCGTACGCGCCTGTATGTTCTCTGTAGAAGCTACAATCTGATCAAGCTTAGCTTTACGCTCGTCTTGTTCGTCTGCAATAGTTACAAACTGTTTAATTAAGCCGCTAAGCGTTGTCATTGCCCTACTTTGTGCATTTAAAAAATTCGCCTGTTTATCCCAAGCGAATTGATACTCATATTTATCAGAACCACTATCTCCGAACCCCGCTTGTGTCTGGACTCTCGTTTCATCCTCAGCGTTTTCCACCCACATAATTTTCTGTGCTCGAATAATAGCAGCGTATTGTATTTGTATCTGATTCCAAATAAGATCGGGTGCGCTCATTTCTTTCATGCTATTCATGATTTCAAGCGTTTCATCTGGCATGTACTTAGAATATAAGCCGTGTTTTAGCGCATTCTGGTTATTCTTAGGAGCTGCGCCACCTTTGTTGCCAACTGCATGTTTATTGCCGTTAGATGCCCCTCCTCGTTCTTTTGTGTGCACACCTTTTAATTCGGGTGCACCCCTATCACGATACCAGCCATATCTTTTTTTCCATGACTTGACTGTGTTCAAAGATACATCGTATTTTTTAGCAATATCTTTGTATTTCATTCCTGCATTATAATCTTGTTCAGCTAACTTATACTTTTCCATGCTGCATCAACCCCACCTCGCTCCCATGTGTTTGTATCGTTAATTAATTATTATCCTTAATTGTGCCTACGATGATGCTTAACGCTTCTAAATAGTCTCTCTTTGCTTGTTCAAAGGTCTTACCATTTAGCATAGCTAGTTGGTTTATTTTCATGTAATGAATCTGTGCTAACACAAAGCTTTGTTCTTGTTCTGAACCTGCTATATTAATTTTGAATTCCGGCTCTTTTCCTTTTACCTCAGTTATCCCCGCTTTTATAATGTCTCTCATGTAATTAACTCCTTCTTCGTTTTTTATTATATACTCGGCAAGGATTTGCACCTTGCATGAACTAATTAATTTGTTTTACAGGAGTTTTAAGCTAAGACATACGTTTCTTAGCCACATTAGTTCTATCCTGTGCTTCGTCTACCTATTCCGCCACGAGTATGCGAGAAGTGGAGCGCAGACTCAACATATGATTTATTTTTGTAATCATCTTCACTTCTCACTAATAACATTTTATCACCTTTTTTTACTCAAAAAGTGCCACAAAAGTGCCATTTTCAGTTTAACACTTCAATATTGAGCGTAGTTGCTAACTCTATGACAGCCTTCCTTTTCTCACGCTTATACTGTCGTTCTTCGTAAGGAATATCAATCATGATGTCTACATCTTGCTGATTGTGCAAGAAACTCTCTAAGATGATTTTGCGGTGGATTGCTTCTAATTGGTTGATGATCACATCATACTTTTTAACGGCTTCTTGTGCAGCGTGTACGTTGTCTACATTGTGTATAGCAGCTTCTTCCACTTTGCTATGGAACTCATTTCCAAAATTCGGCGGTGTGACCGTGTATGTGGTAGTTAGTGTAGGGAATTTACGTTCACCCGCCATTACTCTTAAAGCCTTGTATTTTCTGAAAAAGTCTTTTAATGCTCGAACCGTTTTGATATAGTCGATTTTATCAACTTGTGGTAGATCAAAAAGAGTATTCATATCCATTCCCCCATGTTATAATCAAATTGGGTAGTCGGAGGGAACTTCGGCTTTTTTTATTTGTCTAAAGCGCGTTCAGAAAATCTGGTATACCGCTTAACGTTGGCACTTTATCCGCTTTTTCCTCAATATCCTTTAAAGCAATGGATTTCCTTCCACTTTGCACAGCGCCCTCATACAGTTCTAAAAACGTTTTTATGTCGATCTTATATATTTGGTCTACTGTAACAAAATTAATTAAAACAAAGGCATGTCCGCCCATTTTACGCACGCTTTTGAGATACTCTATTTGATGTTCGTGGATATTTTTGAATGGAAAGCTTTTTGCTTTCGTTTCTTTTGCCTCAAAGGCTATTGCCATGCCAGGATTAAGCACGCCCATAAAATCTACTGTCGATTTTTTATTCGGGAAAGCGCCCGTTATTTGAGCGCCATTCCGAATAATTTTCCAATCAGTCGGCAACTTTTGAATAATAGCCAGTTTCTTAATCTGATAAATATCACATGCGTTTTCTATCAGTCTTTCAAATGTCATGCCTCGGTTAGCATGGCTATTTTGCATATTCGGTCGCTTCGTTGATGACGAACGCGGTATACTTTGCCTCAATTTCTTCGTCCCCCATTTGTTCGATTTCGCTAATTTGGTAGTTTGTAACTTCTGCAATCGCATTAGCCATTTGGCGGATGCTCATTGATCTATTTCTCAACTTTTTTATTGCAGTTTCTGCTGTCATTTTTATTCACCCTCTCGCTCAAAATGGCAAATCGTCATCTGAAATATCAATCGGCTTACCTTCGTTTGCAAATGAATCACTATTCTGGCTCGAACTAGCTCGATATGAGCCGTTTTTATTGTTATTTGAATAATTAGCTTCGTTTTGATTATTATTCGGTGTAGAGCCTTCTACAGCGTTCTGCTTAGGTTCCAAAAATTGAACACTCTCGGCCACTATTTCCGTCACATAAACGCGCTTACCGTCGTTCCCCTCATAGTTACGAGTTTGAACGCGACCATCAACGCCTGTTAAACTTCCTTTTTTTAAGAAATTAGCGACGTTTTCTGCTGGTTTACGCCAAACAACACATTGAATAAAATCAGCTTCTTGTTCTCCTTGCCCGTTTTTAAAAGGTCGATTGACAGCAAGTGTAAAAGTCGCAACTGCTACACCCGCTGGCGTATATCTTAGCTCTGGATCTTTAGTTAAACGTCCTACGAGCACGACACGATTCATCATTCACTTTTCCTCCTTCAAACTATTAAAGTCTGCCGTTCTGAGAATATCCCAGAGTATTTCCATCTCATTTACTCCATAACTAATTCAAACCGACTTTCTAACTCCCAGTTATACTTTTTAGAGCTATCAGGAATTTTTTCCCGTAAGTCAACACGCCGTAAATCGTAACTAATACCTTCCACAAGCGCTTCATAATCATAACTGTATAAATCAATACTCACTCCCATTTATTCCGCCACCTCTTTCTCGATAGACCAACCAGAGTCAATATTATTTACTAACCAGTCGTCATAAGCCTCTGTAATCTCTTTTTCTAATTGTTCAAGTGTTAATATATCGAACTCAATATTCAAGTCCGTTTTCAAAAGAAATGTTTCTGTTTCAAGTGATCCGTGCATACCAGTAGAAACGTAGAATCTTACTTTTTTATCGTTCATTCCGCCACCCAACGTTCTTTATAGACATCATCTACTTTTTCTAATTGACCCGAATACACTAAAATGACTTTTATCCAATCAAGACTATTCCAAATTTCCTCTGGTCTACTCGTGTCGTCATGAGGATGTATTCTTTCACTCATTTCTTCTATTGCTTCATAATAATCAAAACTTTTAACATATGGTCTATCATCTCTAGGACCTGAAAGTAAATCACGTTGTTTAGGACTATAAATGTAATCAATACTTACTTCGCAGCAACAGCCTGCTGTCCAAACGCTAGTCCCCTTATCATCAAAGTTATCCGTCATCGTAACAACTGGTAAATCAGGGTTTTCGATAATTAAATCTGCCAATTTTTTCATTTCTTCTTTTTGTCGTTCATTTACTCGTTTCATTCCGCCACCTCCAACAAATCCGGATTTTCGTGTATGTTGCCGTAAATCTCAATCTCTCTCATGCTTCACCCTCCACTTCCTCAACAGGTTCCTTAAGTAACCAGTATGCTTCACCTTTATTCATTGCTTTAATCTCTGATTCTGTGAATTGTGTTTTATACTCACTTGCTTCATCATTACTACCTACAAGTTTCTGATTATCATAATGAACATTTAGATAACCAGTTGCGTGGTCAATAAGTTGTACATAATAAAGCGGTTCTTTCTCGACTTCGTAGCCGTCCATCCACGCGCGGGCGAGTAGTTCTTGATTATCAGCTGATGAAATTAACCATCCGTACATTTCATCAGGCATACCTGCATTGCCATAATCTAACAAACAAGCTAAATCGTATTCTCTTTGTTCACAGTGATTTATCCAGTCATCGGCAAATCGCGGAACTACTACCAGTTCTGGTTCCTTTTCTTTTGCAATAAAACAATCTTTAGTAGCTATTATCTTGTCCTTAGAAACTTTCACTAAAGAGTTGCCTGTTCCAAACTCTTTACCGTTGTACCAACCACTTAACAATTCATTGCCTACAATTACGTGTACGTTTTCGCCTTCCTTAAATCTCATGCTTGTTCCTCCTTCATAAAAACTAACCAGTGCGTTTTAGAACGCTTATTACCGAAAAGCGGTTCAAAATCAATTATCTTTAAAATCTCGCTTAGCTTTATTTGGTCTTCGTTCCATTTGAAAATTAATATGCCATTTGGTTTCAAAACTCGCATACATTCTTCAAAACCCTTACTTATATCATCTCTCCAAGTTAGCAAATCCAACTTCCCATACTTCTTGGCCAACCATGATTTATCGCCAACTTTCACTAAATGCGGTGGATCCAAAACTACTAAGTGAAATGTATTGGTATCGAATGGCATACTCCTAAAGTCTGCTACAACATCAGGCTTTACAACTAATTTCCTACCGTCGCATAATTCCGTTTCTAATTCTCGATTATCCATAAAAGTGACGTTTTTATTTGTGCGATCGAACCAGAACATCCGACTACCGCAACAAGCGTCTAATATTTTCACGTCTGCACCTCGTCCCTCTCCGCTAACTTCGCTTTACCTTTTTTAAATTTCATTGTTTTCCTCCTTAATCTAATCCTTCATATAGACTTTTTGAAAAATCATTCTCATCTATGTTCTGAATACTATTGATTGCATCAACCAATTTCGCCTTTGTTTCGAGACAAGGCTTATAACCGTAACCTACGTACCTAATCATTCTTTCAAATGTCGATATCGGGAAATTAAGAGTATTGTCAACCACCAACCTTTTGAGATGTAAGTGTTCAAAAAATTGGGGATGAATTACTATCCGATGCTCCCCGTCAACAACGTATCGTGCTACTTTGGTAACAGTAAAGTCAAAGTTACTAATAACCTCTTCTGGTTCCCCAAAAACAGAGCGAACTAACTCTAATTGGGTTTTTGACGGAATGTGTATAAAGGCGACGACTTTACCAGTTTTATACACAAGTTTAATATGGTTTGCATCGCTAGCACATTTCTCGGTGTAATAATGAATTGCGTCATTTAGGTCTTTTTCGTTGCGGAAAAACATGTCAATATCCTTCACTTTTTCATGATTAAAAATATTTTTAAAACAGCCTCCCGCTATGAATCCATCGTGACCTTCTAGGAACTGGTCTAGGAAATTGATTTCGCGGTATTGTCGAGCTTCCTCATGTTTGTAAATCATAATTTTCTCCCCTTCTCAATTCTGCGTTTCGTTCCATCCCTAATCGAAATCCACCAATTCCAGCGAATAGATCTAAAAAGTTCACGTCTGCACCTCGTTTCTCTCCGCTAACTTCGCTTTACCTTTTTTAAATTTCATTGTTTTCCTCCTCCAAATCCTCTTCAAAATCCGCTTCCGTCAAAATATAATTAATCGCGCGATAGTATCTACGTTTTAAAAAGTCATTGCTAGCGTGAGTCTGCTCAATAGAATCTTTCAATTCTTCTAAAGTTCCTTGAAAACATCCAGTCGTCCAGATTTCCAGCTCTTTGATATACGTGATTTGATTGTTTTTTCTCGTAGTATTAATTTGTACAGCTATTACAGTTAGACCGACAACATCCCGCCAATTAATCCAATTTAAATCTGCACGTCTTAAATCTGCATAACTT